TCAAAGAAAACAAGGAGAAATAATCATGGCCACATCTAGAACAAAGAAGTCCACCCCTAAGCAGGGAGGAGTAAGACCAAGGTCCGGAAGGAAACCAATACCGGAGGACCAAAGAAGGGTACCCATTAGTTGCCTGTTATCACCGGAAGCAAGTAGGATATTGAAGAACCTAGTTAACCGGGAGGATAGGTCACAAGGGGAAGTAATGGATCAGCTCCTGTTGAGATGGGATAAGGATTCCAAGGAGCCGGTAAGGTTTAGGTAATCCTACCTACAGATAGAGACAAAAGGGGGACCACAATAAGGGGCCCCTTTTTTATCTTTCGGTACTGTTGACGATTCATCAGCGTTGTTATATACTCTGCCGCGTAGGCAGAGTAATAGGACTGATGAATAGAGGACGGTTAGGATCCGTTGAGTTATCGAAGGTCCCTCGAGTATTATAATTATGCCACTCGACTGCTTCCTCATGGGTCATCCCGTCCTCATCTTCGAGGAGGTGAATGATCTTGTCTTCTCTGTATACGGCCCGGCCTCCTTCGGTATATCCAACGATGGCTTGGTCGTACAATAGTCTAGGCTCTAGCTTGATAGGTTCTTTGCTCATGTTATTTCGGTGTGTATTGTGATGATCGTCCCTTCTGTTCGTAGAGGAACCATGTTTCTACCTCCGCCTTATTCGTTAAGGCTTGGTCAAATTCGTGACGGGTCCATCCGGCACCGGTTGCTACTTGGAGGAGCATCTCCCTACTATGAGGGTGATCCTCACATCGGGAGGACAATGCCTCGAGTGTCTTGGCTCGGTCACCTAATGAATCTTCTAGAGTCTTGGGTTCTTGGCCGGGCTTGTGCAACTTGTTAGGGTCTAGGTCCGGCTCCTTTACCATGCATAGCTTGGACTCATCGAACCGGACAACGAACGAGGGGATCGCTTTGTCATTCCGGATGGCCATGTCTATGGTCAGAGCCTTGTCCACCTCATGCCTAGTACAGGATATGATCGAGTCCGGATCTCTTGCGAAGGATCCTGCCCCGGCACACCGGTCTATCGGATCCCGGGAAGTCATGTCACCCTTGGCATAGTGGTGTGCAAAGACTACGGCCGAGTGGTTGGCAAACTTCTCAATCTTTAGGAGGAGATTGGTCACCTCCCCGTTGGCGTTCTCGTCCCCTCCTGCATTCATCTTATAGAAGGGATCGATCACGATGAGAGAGTAATCCTTGAAGTGCTCCCATGATTGCATGACTTGAAGGATGACGGTAGGGTTGTACTCCTTGGCCCGAAGGTGCCACACATGGAGGTTGTCGGTAGGGCTTAGACCTTTCTGATCTGCCACCCCTCGGATCCTCGTCTTGAGATAGGCCGGGATAAACTCGAGGGCAATGTAGAGGCCCTTGCCCTTGCTAGTAGGTAGCCCCATCCACGGCACCCCGTGCGATACGCTCAACGCAAGGTCGATGAGTTGCCATGTCTTGTAAGACTTGGACCCTCCGCCAAGGATCATCTTCCCTCCAACCGGGAGGAGACCTTCAACGCAATAGTCCGGTAGCTTTATCTGTATGCTCGGGTCCCCCCACTCCATAAAAGATTCCGGATCCGGGAGAGCTTCGATCTCCGGGACCTGTACGCTATCCCGTACGGGTTGTGTACTTTGTAATACAATGTCGGACGATGGTTTATTAGGTGGGGGAGAATCCTTTGGTATGTCATCCCATGCCTCCGCCTTTAGCCCGTCAACAAACGGCTTTAATGGATCCTCGTTACTCATTATTCATCTCCTTTATTATCTTGTGTTCTTTAATTTTCCTCATCGCTTTCTTAGCTATCTGTTCCACCCGTTGCTTGCTCATTCCGGTGAGTCTTGCAATCTCTGCGTAACTCCTTGGCTCCTCGTTTGTTATGGCACACGCTTGCAGGAATATATCATTGAGTTCCTTAGTGATCTGAGAAGTCGGCCCGAATGGATCCGCCTTCCCGGTTACCCACTCATAGCAAGCCTCTAGTTTATACCCGGTAAGCTCTGATAGTTCGACTGCTTTATCCCATTCCGGTGTACCCTTACGCTTCGCCATCCAAGTCTATCTCCTTGTCCACCAAATGATCGGGCAACCCTGCCTCTGATATATGGTTATCATCCGCCACCACTCCGGACCGAGAGAGCCTCCATATTTGTCCACCTCTAGACCGGATATACTCCGCCTCGTTGGGGAATCTGACATCATCCACGATGCATAGACCTCCGGCCCTCTCCACCCGTACCATCAAATAGTTAACCCATATGTCCGGCCACATCTTCCGGAAGCATTCGGTGCCCACTCGTTGGAGTAGGTAGCGTCCGGTGATGTGTTCCGGGTATCCCGGTATCGGTATCTCTTTGTCCTCGTACAGGTACCTCTTTGATATAAGGGTACCAAGCATCTGCTTCAACGGATCCGCTAGTGAGAAGATCGTCCCACCTTCATTGATTAAAGAAGTAGCGAAGGTGGTTTTACCTACGCCCTTCGGTCCGCATAATCCTATAAGTTCTTTGTTCATCTGAAATATATTACCTCTTGTTTATTCTTTGTTTTCTGATGGGTACCCCACGGTAACCGTACCAAGTGATTGACCCTCATGGTTGCCGGGTCACCACATAGTAAGTGGCAAGTATCCTCAAACTCCTCGAACGCTCGAGGGCTCGCAAAGGATACATCGAACCACGCATGAAGTGAACTGTTACCGGAAGAGACAACCATCCTAAGTGGCATCTGTTTCTTCAAGTGCATGATCACTCCTGCTTGCATATCGTGAGACATCCAAGGCTCGTCCGACTCATAGATAGTATACAATCTTTCCCGGACATACTGACCTCGTCTTGCCGGTGGATCCGGCTCGAACGGGTTGGGCATGATCATCGAGTTGTCACCCAAGTCTAGCTTGGCCCACTCCTCTACTGTTTTGGGAAGGACACTATATGTCTCTTTGCCTATGTATAACCAATCCTCTTTCGAGTACAACCTACGCAACGCATCGACACTTGTCTCCGGTAGGATCCCGGAGTGACGCTTTAACGCTTCGGCGTTTGACTTGAGTGCAATGGTCTTGGTGAACGCCTCGTTCTTAGGAGGCTTACGCCTCTGATTCTCTAGCGTTACCGGGCTCGATAACTTCTCCCGGTGCATGATGACCAAGTTCTCTATCTCGTTAGGTTGAAGTGGCCTCTTGTTATTGGCCTCCGCCAAGGGCTTGAGCTTCCTTACTATGTAGTCATCGTCACCGGTCAAGATGCACAAGCGGTAGACCGCCCGTGATATGGTCCGGTGTAGCCCATCGTTTAGCTCGGTCTCAAAGTTAGTGAAAGGTGTTATGATGTTAATCATCTCCACCCCCCTCGTCTATCTCCGAGTCGAAAGACAACCCGTTGCGTTCGTCTAAGATCTCAGCCACGATGGTCTCAAGCTCGAGCTCGATGTCCTCCGGTTCCCCTTTGTCTAAGAACTCGGCCACCACATAATTAAATGCCTTGGCTAGATATTCTTTGGCCCGGTCACCCGAGTCCATTGGAGCACTTGGATATGTCCACCTGTAAGGGGATCGGGTTACCTTCGCCATCCTTCATCCACTCGGGTGGCTTCTCGGCCACCTCCCGGATCAACTGCATGACCCGGTTAGCTTCACTCTCTTTGCACTCCACTATAACGGAGTCATGCACATGAAGCAGGACCTTCAACCCCACCTCATCCATGCTTACCAAGCAGTCGGCCAAGATATCTCGAGCCACCGCTTGGGTTACATTCTCAACGAGCTTTGCACCCCATGATTTCTCTGTTCCCCTGCCCTTGATGTACTCAACTTCTAAAGCCTTGGCCTTGTGGTCAACTACATTAAAGCGGAGCAACCTACCGGAAGGTAAAGCTATCTTGACGGCCCCCGATTTCTTCCGGGCTATCTCCTCTAGCAACCTCCAATAGTTCACGATCAACGGGTTGTCCCTGCGGTAGTCCTTGACTATGGTCTCCGCTTCCTTGTCCGTGAGCTTCACCTTGCCCCCTGTAAGGGCGGATGCCACATCCTTGAAGGTCTTGGGTCCGCACCCATAACCGAGGCCAAGAACACGGGCCTTGCATACCTGTCTTAGTTCCGGCTCGGCTTTAGCCAACGGCTCCTTGCCATGGTACATATTACAACGCCTCGCATGAGCCTCGTAGATGTCCATGCCTTGCCGGATCAAGTCCAAGGTAGCCGTGTCGTTGGCCAAGCAAAGCAGAACCCTCGGCTCTATGTTAGCAAAGTCAAATTGAATAAAGCAGTTGCCGGGATCCGGTCTAAAGAATCCCATTACATTTACGCCCATCAATTCTTTCTTGGCCAAGCCTTGGAAGTTCACTCCCTGCCCCCCGGAAAACCTACCGGTATGAGCACCCCAATAATTAAGGGGTGTGCTTACCCGTCCATCTTCCCGGACCCGGAGATCCAAACTCTTGAGGGTGGCTATCATCTTCCGAAGCTTCCGGATCATAGACATCTGCGATGCAACTAATCCACCATCCGGATACAACCCGGCCCACTCAAAGAACCTCGGATCCTTTGCGTTGGTTGTCGGTGCCACCGGCATCTCATTAAGAGCACACCATTTTCCAAACTCCTTCAAAGAAAGAGACGGGCCCTCCCATGGGATGGATGACTGTAGCTTCACAAGCTCATGCTCGAGTGCGTGTTGCCCCTTCTCACTCCGATCTAGGTCGAAGCCTATTCCGTTCATGGCAAACTTACGGGTAAGCCGGGAGACCCTCTCCTCAAATGCCGGCCACCTGTTCATTAAGTTTACCCCGATCCAATAACAAGTAGAGGCATCGGCTTGGCAGTAAGCAATGTAGCCGGGGTCAGCTAGGCATTCCTCCTTGGTCCACCCTTTGGCCTCCTCCCGTTTAGCCTTGGAGATCTCTTGACCTAACAAGTGGTAAGCGGATCCGAGTAGGTCACCGGGTAGGCCGAAGTACTTTGACATATGCTTGGTACATACCCAAAGGGCCGGCTTGAAGGGCCTTAGTTTCCCTAGCTCAATAGCTTTCTCGCAAGCAAGCTGATCGAACTCTGCGTTATGGGCGAAGATAACCGCCCCGTTTAGTTTCTCCACCGGTGCATCGATAGGGTCACCGCTATATTTTTCCTCCTCGTTAAACATAGCGAACACCGTCATCTCAAACTCGGGTGAGTTCACATAGGCATCTACTCCATTAGATAGATTGTAATCCCGTGTGTAATAAGTTTCTACATCCACCGCATAGATCTTGTGGTCCTCAAGGACTGTTGACAATGCGAGTGAACGAGAATAGAATGGACTTTCATTCAGATTCATCATAGGTATTTTATCTTTGATCTCCGGGGGGAAAGAGTTTGGTCGCTCTCTCCCCCCTTTTTATTGAGATCGTTTGTTTGTTTCAGACCTTCCTCCGGAAACCCGGAGCAAGTTTAGGTTTGGGTTCCGGTAACGGTTCCCCCCGTTTGTGGCCGGGGTTATTACACCCGTGGTTACATCCCCGGCTTTTACCGGGAGCCCACTTATCCTTCTTGGCTTTCTTTGTCATCCTCGATAACCGGTTGGTTACGCCGTGGGTCGTACTTCTTCATGTACCTCCATACGCCACACGCATGGCGGAAGCATTCGTAAGCATCCCGGATCTGTTCACCGGTGTACTTGACTAC